TAATATTCTTTGAGATCTTCTCTTGACTTTTTTATAATTATGAATTTATCATTCTGATTACTCTGATTGTGTTTAATAAATGTCTTTCTACAAAGTTCAGATTGAACTACAGCAGATGAATAGTTTGGATCCACATGACAAAGATAAATCATAACTGATCAATGAGTGTATACAGATAATCATCTGCCATTTCTAGATTAATACATCTTTGATAATTTTCATATATGGAATCCAACTTTGATTCATAAAACTCCCATGTAAGAGATTTTAGATCAATATCCTTTGAAAGCATCACAATGCCATTCATATCAAATATTTCACCAATATCTGATGTTCCCCAATAAATGGGAATTGTTCCTGTCATAAAGCAATCAGTTAACTTTTCAGTATAGTAGGTTGAATAGTTATCATTCTCTATGACAAAGGAAAACATATAATCAAGGAGTGCTGGAGACTTATCCCATCTATCTATTCCTTCCACTCTTGGCGAATCTCTAACCCCACCATATAAATCAATATTGTCCTTAAATATATCTGCTATTCTATGTCTCAGTTGGTGTCCATATGCATATGCTTTTGGGGATGCTATGAGGGAGCATAGTTTTTTCTTTTGTATAATGATGTCCGCAGATTTGGGTTTGATCCATGGAAGATTACTGCCAGCATATGCAAATTGAATCTTTGGGTGAATTGAAAGGTGTTCTTTCTCTGATGTAAATACAACATCATAATGATCACATACCTTTTCAAGATTATTAACCCAGGTATCTCTAGGAACCTTTAAAGCATGAAAAACTGCTCTAGATTCACACACCCAAGCAATCTTTTTCTCTCCTGGTTTCTTCTCATATGAAAGTCCAGGCATAATGGCATCATCAATAAAGACCTTTACTGGTCTATCTTCCATGGTCCATTTGAATTTTTTTGGTTTTAAATCAGAACAAGATGAATGCTCCACATTAAATGGAGATCCTAACGCTTGAAATTCTTCCATAATATAAACCTTTCATATCACTTTCCTATATGGTATTTAGGTATCAATTGCCACTTATCTTTCTCTTTATAAGGAATTATTTTCAATCTAGCAAGAGAAAGTTGAGGAGATGCATAATCATCATCATCAATTGCATTAATCAATCCCCATTCAACTAAAAGTTTGACTATGGTGTTTCTTCTAGCAATATCGTCTTCGGAGATATCACTCTCCAGACCATCTAGGATAAACATCTCTTTGAAATGCATTATTGCATATCTACCTCTTTTGTGTAGAATATGACAACTCTGGTACAGTTTATTTTCTCTTTTCGATGAAACTCCAAGACGAGTCAGGGTTTCTTTCACCTTTAGAAAATTTTCTTCTGAACTTAATTTTATTTCTACGCCCAATCCCTCAAAAATATCTTCTGCCATAATATACTCCATTTTGACAAAAAATATTTATATTTTTAACGCTTTTGACCCCCTTTATTTGCCATAGAACGCAGTTTGTCCATAGGAAGAAGGTCAATTACTTCTCTTGCCTTCTGGTCAGAGTAACCATAAATTTCTTTAATTATCTCAATATCTGCATTCTCTTCTGGTTTGATCCACTTAGAGAATCTTTTTCTTTTTATGATTCCATTTAGATAATAGTCATATTGAATCTTTTTATCCAAAAGTGGATATCTGTTCATCTGATTTGCATAAAAAATAGTATCTGGAAAATAAGAAAGACACTTATTAATAACAAATGGAAGATAATCCTTCTCCTCCAGTTCACCAGATTCCATCAGATTTTTCTTGGATACATTAATTGAATTGAGTATTTCACTTAACATTTTATTTAAATGAGCAGGTCATCATAAGTTGGACCAGACATGCCATCAGGTTAATCTCTTGGTCAGCAACGAACGCACTTCGGTACTGAGACTCTGCTAGTACCATTATTGCCTCTGGAATGCTCTGGTTGTCTAGATAGTCTCCAAGGGCATCGTAGACCTTCCTAAAGAGATCTTGAGGTGCGCTCTCTGCGTTCAGAGCGACCCATCTGCGAACTGTTGCAAAGTCTTTATTTGCCATAGCAGTCATGAGATTCTTGATCTCTATCTCTGCAATTGTGGAAAGAATACCAACATCAATAATTCCAGACACAGAATACCTTTGAAGTTCATTCAAAATTCTCCTCATGTCTGGAAAATACTTCATGATCAATTGACCAAGAACCTTCTTATCGTGCTTAATTCCTTCCTGATCCAGAATAAAGCAGCATCGCTCCATCATTTTAGAAGCGATAGCAGGTTTTTCTCCACTCGGAAGTACAAAATCAATACAAGTACAGCGGGAGTGAATGGGCTCAATGATTTTGGACTTATAATTACAAGTAATAATAAATCTGCAATTATTTGAGAATTCTTCAATAGCACCTCGTAGAGCAGGTTGAATACTATTGGCATTGGAATAATCAAACTCATCTAGAATCACCACCTTTTTAGATTCACTTGTAAGAGAAACTGTACTGGCAAATTGACGAATCTTTGTTCTCAATGTGTCAATATTTCCATCCTCGGAGCAATTGATGATAATCCAATCGCATCCCATCTGGTTACAGAGTGCTTTTGCAACAGTCGTCTTTCCAACACCAGCAGAACCAGAGAAAAGTAAATTTTGTGGTTCCCCTTTAGCAACCATGTCGCTGAATGTTGCTTTCAGCGACATGGGGAGAACACACTCCTCTATGGTCTGTGGACGATATTTTTCAACCCACAAGAAGTTTTCAGATTTCATCTTAAGATCCATACTTCGAAGTGTTCGCTTCCATGGCAAACCAATACTTGAGTTTGATGTTTTGATTTACAAACTCAGCAACAATATTCTTTGCAAAATTAATCACATAATCACCAGGTAGAATTTTAATATTCTCTATCTTAAAATTGAACTGGAAATCAACATCAGATTCATAGTTGTCATCAATTACAACTTTGTAACTATTGCTTGTAGGATCTGAAAGATCAAGAACTTTAGCAATAAACGTATTGTCTTCTGATGTAAACGATAGATCTGGGAGTTGCATGACAGATGCTGCTTTTAGCAGTTCAGAAAATTGCTTCTCTGTCATCTTGGCACTAACATTCACCTTTGGCATTACAACATCTTTTGTTGGTACAGAAAGTAGTTTTGGTTCAGAGTAGTAATATGTTACCACCGAACTTCCGCCATTTCTGATCTTCATGCTCTTTTCACCAAACTCAAAATTGGGAGAAGAAAAAAGACTTACAACACCAAGAAATTTGTTTAGATCCCAAATTCCAAATTCAACATCAAAATTTTCCTCAACTGTTGCAACTGCCATTCCAGTCTTTGAGGGAGTTATTGTTTTGATTACATTTCCTGGACTTACCAGGAGATTTGAATTTAAAGTTGAAAAATTCTTAAAAATTGATAATGTATTTTTTGATAAAGTCACAGATTTCATTTTATATTCTCATTCAAAATCATCGTCTTCGTAATCTTCAGAAAATCCTCTATTAATATATTCTCTGAGGTTTTGTTTTAATCTATTTTTATTTGAAGTATTTTCCTTCTTTTCAACAGACTTAAGTTTAAATTCTTTTCTCTTCTTATTCTTTTCTTTGTCTCTATCGTAATCTTTATGCATTTGTACTCCTACAGTATATCATAACATATTTTACAATTCAACCCATATTAAATTATTTTCCTGATCTATACATGTATATAATACAGAAACGTCACCACGATACCATCTATCTCCAGCAATTGGACTAGTTGGTGGCGTGTCTTGAATGTAAAATCCACCACCTGCTACTCCTAACTTCTGCCATGTTGTCTCGGACAACGCTCCTCCAGGAACAACCGTAGATGTGGTATTTTTAACCGCAACATACTGCGTTCCCTTGTGGTCTACTACATCGCCAATACGATATAAATATGGATTTCCATTTACATCATATTGCTTGTATTTTCCTCTAAAGTTGAGATTGTCGGAATTCAACATATCAATTATTTATCATTTTACTAAAATTGTTTTTCTTTTCAAAAGAAACAATATTTGAAAATTTATCAACCAACTGATCTGATTTGTGACTGATTACATATACATTCGTCTTATCTGAAACAAGTTTGATTAGTTTCATTAGTTCATCCATTCCAACCGTATCCAAAGACGAATCAAATACTTCATCCAAGATAAGCAAATTGCAACTTATGCTATTTTTCATTCTTGCTATCTCTCTCCATGCTAACAGGAGAGCAAGATCAATTCTCATCTTTTCGCCTTCACTGAAATTCATGTATGAAAAATCATCTCTGTGACGAGATTTAATCTTTTCATTGAATTCTTCATCAAGTTCAAACTGAACAAAGAAATCCATGGAAGAAAGAAATTTGTTTATGAATTTGTTCATATATGGCAAATAATGCTTTATGATCTTTGTCTTAACACCACTGTCTTTTAGTAATTCAGAAGCAAGTTCATAATACATCAAGTCTTCGGACTGTGATTGCTTTTCCTCAACAAGAACATTCATTTCCGAGTTGAGAATAATCAATTTTTTCTTTTCCTCAGATAGATCATTCTTGATAATAGAATTTGTTTTTGTCTTATTTATTCGTTCTATTTCATTCTTAAGAGAATTGATCTGACTCTCCAATGTTCTTGCATAAGAAAGATTATTAGTAAGAACATCAAGGTTCTTTTCAAACAATTCAATACTTTTATTATTCTGAGAAACTAAATTATCTATTTCTTTTAAATTATCATTCAGATTTGATATATCAAAATTATTTGTCAGAATTTTCTGTTTTTTAATTGACTCTTCTATTGACTGACTACAAGTTGGACATTTTGAATTTTGTTTGAAGAAGTTTATTTCCTCTTGTTTTTGTTTTATCTTTTCGCCACACGAAATCAAAAGAGAATTTGCATCTTTATTTTTCAATTGATATTCTTTGATATAATTCTTTATATTTGAAATATCCGATATCAAATCATCAACGATTATTCTCTTAGAATGCATTTCATGTGTACATTTAATGATCTTCTGATTGAGTTCATCTATTCTTTTATTTTTCTCATCATCATCTTCGTTGTTCTTTTTCTCAAGAGTAGTCACATAGTTCTCTTGCACACTTATTTTATTCTTATGAATCTCAATCTTTGTATTTAACTCGCGAATAGATTCTTTCAGAATTAGAAGTTTTCCCTTCAAGACAACATTCATCGTACTGAATATATTAATGTCAAGAATATTTTCAATAACATTTCTACGATCAGATGCACTCAATTGCATGAAAGGAACAAAAGATGAACTACCGAGAATTACAACTTGAGTGAATGTTTTATAATTCATCTTAAGAATTTGAGTCTCAAGTAATTCCTGATAATCAAGACTCTTTGCGTCCTGGTTAATTAGATCATCATTCTTGTAAATTTCAAATAACCGAGGATTGATTCCTCTTTTGATTAAAAATTTATCTGATCCTTTTGTGAATTCAACTTCCACGATACAATTTTTTTGATTGATTGAATTTGCCATTTGAGGAATATTAATTTTTCTAAATGGTTTTCCAAACAAAGCAAAAGTTATTGAATCAAGAAATGCAAATGATTTACCACTACCATTATTACCACATATGAGTGTAGTATTGCTTCCATTCAATTGTATTTCTGTAAATGTATTACCAAATGATCCAAAATTTTTAAATCTTACTTTTTCAAATTTAATCATTTAACAGGTTCCTCTGGGACAATCATTGATCTGAACTGAACTTGATCAGATGTGTTATTGTTTTCCTGAGATTTTTTATTTGCCTTTGCAGCACACGAAGCACATTTACCATCTGACGACGAAGAAGAATATTGCATCATCTTAGCAGGAAATCCTTCTGGAATGTCAAAGCGAGGAAAAACATTTGGTATATTCTTGAATCTATCGTGAATATTCTTTCCATAATACCAAGTTATTTCTTCATCCTTTTTGATATTTGTAATTGCTATTACTTTAAGGCGTTTAAATGGTTTTTCAATCTGGATATATGCATTGGGAGTATTGGAGTGATTATACAATAATACATTTCCAGTTGGAATAAATAGAGTCTTTCCATTTTTCTTGCAGATATCACAGTCACATTCCCACAACATTGCATAACGATTCAACACCCAATCTTTGGAAGTTTCTGTAGTTGAATCCAGAAGTATTATTTTACTTTCCTCTATGGTATCACCAGCAACAAAGTCTTTCGCTGCAAATACACCATGTTCGTGTATTGTGGATTTTTTAACATAGCAAAGAGGTGGAGTGTACATTTCAATGTGTGAAAATCCACGCTTTCCATTATCTAGATTTACCATAAGTCCAGCATATGTACTATGCGACTTCAAAATTGGTATACCATTTGAATTGGTTTCAATCTCTGCACCTGTGTTTGGAGACAGTTTAAAATCAATTTCATTCTTATTATCAATATCAATTTCATTCATATTTACACCTTCAGACTTTCCATATATAGATCCTTCACTATATTTTTTAGTTTAGTTTTATCAAAATCTCTTGATATTGCATCTATTTCTCTATTGATGATACTAATGGTATCCTCTCCTTCACTGAAGTCAACATTGCTGTCGGAGAAATTTGAAGCAATTTCATCCACTATTGATATGTCCTGAACACCCTTATCATAAAGAGCATCAATGAATTTATCAAATATATTCTGTTTTGTCTTATGCCTAACAAAAATGCGAATGAAACTTCCGCGAAGATCGCTCTTAGATATAAAATTTGCAATTTGCTTCACCTGATCATCGCTTGAATCATCGTATGTGAATGTATGAAAAATATTATTTTTATTTTCAATGAAATCTAGATTCATTGTTTCTGTATCAAGAACATGAAATCCTTTCTTTGAATTTACATCACCAAAATTCATTTGATATTGACTTCCAAGGTAGAAGATATTTCCAGAACTTTGCTTCAAATGAAAATGACCAGATAGGACCATTTCAAATTTATTGAAATCGGAAACGCTAAGACCATGAGTGTGTTTTACTCCACTCATAACTTGAAACCCAGATATTTCAAAATGTCCACACATGACTCTGCATGATGAATTTCTTATATAGTCAACAGAGGAATCGTGATTTTCTTTTGTTATCCAGGGAATAAGAGAAATACAAAGATTATCAAATTCAATATCCATTGGATTATCAACTAATATAAAAGTCTCATTTCCATGAAATAATTCTTGAATTGAATTTATGTTATTTGTATTCCTATAATAAGTATCATGATTGCCCAGAACCACATACATTTTGATTCCTAGCGTTTCAAATACTTCTATAAATCTTTTTCTGACAGAAGAAAGCGTGCTGAAATTAACATACTTTCTTCTGTCAAAAAAATCGCCAAGGTGAATGACGGTATCAATTTTATTTTCTTTGATATAAGGTATGAATTTATTTTCTAAAAATGAAAGAATGTGATCCAAGAAAAATGGAGAATCATTTCGTACACCGAAATGAGTATCATTCAAAAATGCTATTTTCACTTCTTTTTCCTTTTTTTTCTTTTCTTCTTTTCTGGTTCCATTTTCTTAAGGTCGGTTTCCGACAATGAAAAATGTTTAGTAAGAAAATCAGAGTATGATGCTATGTCTGGTTGTGATTTCAACCATTCTACTATTTTACCATCAAAATCATTCATTTCAAGACACTTATATTTAACATATGCTTGTTTCTTTTCTTTTTCTATTCTTCGTAGAAATGCATAGTAAATTATCTGTGTAAAATAAGAAAATGGATTTGACGATTTATCTGGATCAAAGTTGTGTGCATATAGAAGACAATTTTCAACACCATCCCCAACCATATCCTCTCTAAATGGATAATTTATAAAGTTTGGTCTGTGAGATAAATGCTCTGCAATCTTTAAAAAGCACTCTGCTATATAGTCAGTAATTGGAGGTCTACCCTCTTCACCACTTTCCTCGTAAATCTTAACTTTCTTCTTCCACTCACTCATTGATTTACAAAATTTTTCATTATCAATATAATGCTTTGCTGTTTTTGCTTCGTCTTCAATTTCTTTTTGTTTTTTGTCTTTCATAACGAATAGTATATCAGATCACAAGAAACTTGCAATAGGTAATAGGTTTATATACTTTTTTTTGTTTTCCGCTTGACATGCTCTTGACAAGAATCGCAATGTATGTGTATAATCTTTGTGTGGGATTGAGAAGAAATAGGTCTTGAGTAGCTAAATTAATAACAGTTACTTATAGTCGTCTGATTTTGGATCTGGATTCCAGTCTGAAAGTTTATTCCCGAAGTCCTCGCGGTGCTTTTCATCGCCAGTGAATCTATTTTTCTTTTTGACTTCATCAATCATTTTCAATAGATCACCTGGATTTAGTATACCAGAAGTAATAAGATTCATTATTGCTTCTGCTGGTATCATCATATTGACATATATACCGTGTCTATCCATTTCACTTGAATTCATTTCTGGAGAAGGCATTGATTTCTTTCTCTTATTAGATTTTTTGGGTAACTTTAGGTTTTCTTTGTTCCAAGAATAATCATTTTGATTTGCTGGCATATCATTCATTATTGCTTGGATAAAATCTTCTAATATATTTTCTTGACTAGGAAAGACATCTTGTGGTGAAATATTCATTTCATCATCTGATGATACTATTTTTTCTTCTATAAATTTATCACTCTCTAGTTGTAGATTATATAATTTTTTTGTGTCTTCCTTTGGTTCATATTCTAAAATAATATGATTCTTTGGAATGGATGCTGTTTTATCTTCTGAATTATGCAACCAATCTCTTAAAAGAGTCATATCATATGAACCCATCTTATCTGCCATTGTGGTTGTTTTAAAAATAAATGGATTGATTATCTTTATTTTTGTTTTTGTTACTTCTAAGACTTGACAAATTAATTCTTCACCGCTTCGTAGTTTTAAGATTTTAAGATTCATTTAAACTCCTAGATTAATTTTAATTTTGTCAAACTGAAAGCACTCATTAGTATATATCTGATTTCGTTCATCAGCATGACGAAGCGCGTGATTCCTGTATGACTTCCAACTGAGATCATCTATTATATCATATACTGTCACTTTTGTCTTGGTGTCAGATTTTCTCAATCCTCTTCCAATTGATTGCAAAACACGAATAACTGATTTTGATGGCGATGCAAATACAATCGCATGAATATTTTTAATGTTGATGCCAGTGCTACATGTGCCATAGGATGCTACAAGAACGCTATTTTCACTAGAATCAACGATTTTTCTTATTTGCTCTCTTTCATCAACATCCGTCTTGCCGTAGATGAGATAGCAGTTTTTCTTTTTCTCTTTTGAGATACTTTGAAATAATGGAACTCCGTGCTTATCAACATAATTAAACAGCACAAGAACATTCCCGTTAATACTGTTTGCAAGATTAGTAATAAATTTATTTCGTTTATCGTTAGTCACAATCCATTCTATTTCTTCTTGATATTTTGCTCTCTTGATTTGATTTTTATCTGGATCTGAATAACCAAGTGATACACATTGTATTTTTAATTGAGCAAGAACTTCTCTGTCGATTAGTTCTTTTGTTGATGTGACTTGATGTACTGCTCCAAATAATCCTTCAAGTATCAGTCTATGAACCTGCGTACCATCAAGAGTTCCTGTCGTCCCGATTCTGTAATCACACTTTTTTAGTTTATTCATTATTTTTATCAAAGACTTTGCTTTAAATAAATGTGATTCATCGCCTATTATTGATTCAAATTCAGAGAAAAAAGAATCATCCTGATTGTATAGACTTTGCCATGTTGATATTACGATTCTACGATTCGTTATTTTTTCCATGCCACCATATATCAAATGAATATGTTTTTCAATTTCAGTTGAATTTGCATAGTCAATAAAATCAGATTTTAGTTGTGTTACAAGACCAGTTGTAGGGACTACGATTAATATTTTTTTAGTTGTTCTTTTGATTAATTCTAACAAAAGCATGTAAATAATTAAACTTTTTCCAGACCCCGTTGGAGATATCAGTAAACATCTTCTATTTTTCAGTGCGTGTATTACTGCTTCTTTTTGATAATCATGAGGAAATATCTGTGAGTTATTTGAATAGACTTTTGGAAAGACTACTTCCGAATTATCTGGAAGTAAGGTTGATTCATATTCTACCTTGTATGAACGTTCATTGGCAAATTTAAAAACATACGGAAGAAGACCTTTGTATATCTTTTGTGTCAATAGATTAAACAAACGTATCTTTCCATCCCATTTCTTTTTACGAAACGCTGGATTGTATTGAGAGTTTGGAACATTAAATGTAAAGAATAAACTCAATTCCTTTGCAATTGATTTTTCACAATCAATTTCAATATTAACTGAATCTATGTCCTTTATCTTAATCATGATCCTTGTGTAAATTTAATCCATTCAATGGTTGAACGAATATTCCATATTTTATTTGCTATTATTTTAACTACACTTTCAAGATATGCTACTTTTTCTTTTTGGACAAATAATCTGTTAGATAGAGTGATAACTTCGTTGTCACTTTCAATGAAACGATCAAGATCTTGTTTAAGAATTGCAAGATCAAATGGTTCCCATCCTCTTTTTTCCAAATCATCCTTTGACATCTTTCCAGAATAATATAACCATTTATCTCTTTTGAGTATTTTTAATTTTGATTCTATTTTCTCAAAGATTACTTTTTCATCTAGTAATATACACAGGTATTTATTATGTAACTGTGGAATTCTAAGAGATTCATCATCAAGATGATTTGCGTCAATAACAACATCAAGTTCTGCTTGTAGTTTAAGTTCTTCTAGTGTCATAATAAAAATTAAGGATTTGTTAGGACTTCTATTTCGTAGTGAGTGTATGAGAAGGTTGCTGTGCATATAACAGCATCAGTGTCTGTGAGTGCACTGTCAAAATCTATTCCAGATAAGAATGTTGGAAATATATTTTGATATTTGACTGCAACTATTGGTTTATACTTACTGTCTGTGACAAGCATGATACCAGTTGCAACTTTTTGTGATTCATGTATATGTTCTGTGCTTGTGTCATATGAAATACCAATTTGTTTTATCCAATTATAGATCTCTAACCAATTTGTGAGATTTTCATCTACTATGAAACCGACTTGAAGATCTTCATAGTTATAAGCAGTTCCTGGTCTTTTTAATACAATTCCACCTGGTTGTGATTGAATAGAGACTCCAAAACTCAATGATGGTATATTTGCTCTTTGACAAAAATATGTCATAGTTGGACAACGAGATAATCTAAATTGAAATTTATTATTTGTAAGAAAATTGGTGTTTACTGGTTGATTGGGATTGGTTCTATAAAATTCACCTGGAACCCAAACTCCAAGTTTGTTCATTATATCTTCAAATGTTTGATATTCTGATAATCCCATATCAGTATTTATAAAAGAAAACCCACAGGTTTCCCCGTGGGTTTCTAGACTAGAAAACTATACTATTCAGTTGCCAGTGTTACCGTGAAGGTTCTTAACAGCAAACAGACGGTAGTAAACATTGCTATTTGACTCTAGACCATCAGTGTCGGTGCTGATGACATCGCGACCCTTACCATATGGATTTGCGACAAGACCGTAACGAGTCTTGAAACCAATCTTTGGTTGGAAGGTATCTTGACCAACTGCACGAACCATTTGTAGAGGAACGTATGGGCAGTAGAACATACCAGCATCATAAGGAGAGGTTCCCTTATAACCAACGGTAACAAAGTTTGCATTGTTCTTAATAAATGGATCAATAAATACTCGGTACTTGCCGTTTAGTACGCCAGCAAAGACATTACCAGTATCATCAACATTCATTTGAACGTTAAGTGCTGGGGAAAGATTTAGGAATCCACCCATTGCAAGTGCTGATGCGACATCTGCGCTGCAAAGAATGAAGTTACCACGACCTCTACGAGTCTCTTTAGCAATTTGATTTGCTTCGCGCTCA